GCTTCTAAAATAAATTGAAATGCAACAGCTAAAGGAGTTAAAATCAAAACTTTTTTATTTGTATGATTAATAATGTTTTTTGCAATTGATAATTGAATAAGTGTTTTGCCTAAACCAGTATCAGCAAATACAGCCATTCTGCCTTTTTTAACCGCTTTTTGAATAATATGCTTTTGAAAATCAAATGCAATTTCAGGATAATAATTTGGCTGAAATCCAAATTCACCTAATGTGTGTCGTTTACTTTCTAAAAACTTTTTATATTCCATATTTAATTAAATTAAAAACCCCTACTGATTCGGCTGGTTGATGAGACCTGTATCGTGCTTACTCGATACACCGAACCAATAGAGGTTCAATATTTTATTGTAAGCATTTATTAAGTTGGTCATCACTCCAACAGGACAAAATTAATATTTATTTTTTACTTTCCAAACCTTTATAAAATTCATCACGCATTCCTGAATTAACATTGTGGTAAATATCAGATAACTTATTCATATATTCATAATGTATCATGTTCTTTTTTTCTAACTCTTCAACAAACATAAAGCCTATTTTTTGCCATTTGTTAAAGTCTTGTTTCATCTTCTGTTTATACTTTCCAGTTAGTAATGTTGATTGCTCAACTGCAGCCTTAAATAAGGCTATAAGCATGTGAGACTCGAACTCAATCTTTGCTTCTTCAATTGTTAGTACTTTTTCCATGTTCTTTGATTTTTGATTTGTAAATTTTAATTAGTTCCTGTATTTCATCTAAGGTTAGTTTTAAAGATTCATTTCTGCTATTTAATAACTCATTGAATTTGCAAAGTCCTATTCTGTTTGGTAATTGAATAAAGTATTCAGCACTCGCTCCATGTTTGTGTTGGTTGCAATGAACGCACTGTCCATGACAATTATCCTCGTTAAATCTTAAATTAGGATAACTTCCAACTGCTAAGAAATGTCCAGCATCAAACTTATCTTTAAAAGGCTTTAAACACGTTATACAGCCTTTTTTTTCATCCCTTAGTCTTATCCATTGGTTAAATAACTTTTGTAGTGTATTAAGCCATTCTGTGCGTGTTTTTGATTTACTGATTAATTCAGTTTTTTTCTTTTTCCATACCTTTTTTTCAGCTAAAATACTGGCACATTTAGGACTGCAAACTTGTTGAAGTGAATTAAATGGAGTGAAGGTATTCCCACACTCCTTGCATTTTTTATCTTTAATTTTTTTTGCCATTAAATGATTCAAAATATTGATTAAATAGTTCCCTTGCTGCTATTACTTTTTCTTTCATCTTATCGTGTATTTCTTCATTGGCATTTACCCTGTAAATAAACAATCCTAAGTCAGAAATAATACGAGGGTCGAAAGAAACGAAATCACACCATTTACGACCGCTTAATAACATATAACATTGCATTTGATAGTAGTATTCAGGCTGTTCACTCAAAAAGGTTTCATCATTGGTTATAAAGCAATGTTTTAAATGATTTGCGCCATTAAACGGACATTTAACTTCAATTAAGCCATCTTCACCTACTAAGCCATCTGGACTGCCTGTTAATCCTTCTATTTCGTTTGAGTAAAGCATTAAACTATCTTTTACCTCATTGCCAGTTACAGATGAGTAAAACTTTTTAGCAGTTGGTTCGTGTTCGTTGCCCCATTCAGTTGCAAAATTATTTATACCTTGCTTAACCTCACCGCTTAATTTTTCCCATACTTTTTCGAGAATATAAGTTTCTGCTGTTTTAGATAGGCTATCTTTTTTGCTGCGAGGTTCTGACATTAGCTTCCAGATTTCACTTCCTGTGAAGTTACCTTGTCGGTTAATAAACCATTCAGGGCTGTATATTTCAATTGTTGATTCCATTAGATTGATTTTAAAAGTTTAACCTCAACTTCTTGACTAACATCATATTTTGACTTTATAGCATCAATTGAACCACCTTTCATTAAATACTCAACTGCTTTGCCAAAGTGTTCTGTATCCGCATTTAAAATAGGTTTACGAGCTACCTCTTTTTTATTATCATGGTCTGCATCGCTTTCTGTTTCATCAATTAAGAATAAACCATTTAAAGCATATTTACGAGCGTAACTTGAAGCTGTGCCAGTGCATTGTTCACTACTCATACCTTTATGTTCGCTCATTTCTGCAAAGCCATTTACTGAAAAACTAACCACGTTATATAAAATTGTTGCAGTTGACTTTAAGAATAATTTATTGCCAACTATTAAAACATCATCTGTTAATGTTAATGTTAATTCATATTTATTTAAAAGTGGTTTTACAGCTTCTAAAATATCTTCAGCACTTCTATACTTATACTTGCCAAATGAATTATAATTACCTTTTGGGACTTTTAATTCTGATTGAATAGCAATTAAACGTTCATTAATTGATAATACTTTTTCCTGTTTTGTTTCGTTCGTTTTCATAATAGATTGATTTAATTCTTTTTATTTTTACATTTTTGTAGTGAATAGATTAGAATGGCAATGTATCATCTTCTATTTTAGGAATGTACTTTGTTTCGTTTGAGTAAGTCTTTGTCTCATTGTCTTTTTTAAATGGTTCTTGAAATGCTGCACTGAAATATTTAACACCTTTTTGACTTTCTTTTAACCATAATGATATTTCCATTTCTTTACCATTTACGTTTACCGTTCCTCTGTAGTCAGGTTGTTTCTCGTTTGTCTTTTTAGCATTCTTAAAGATTGCTCCTGAATTGTTCTTAGTTTCCATGTTTTTGTTTTTTATTAGTTATTGTAAATTGTTTGTAATTGCTTTTTGTTTTCTCATTTCTTAACCATTGCTCATTAACTGAATAACCTAATTTTCGGATCATTGCAATTAACTTGTGTAGGTTGAGAGTTCCCTGGTTGCATTCTTTTTTTGTAATGGCGAACGCATTTGAACCATTTACTGCAATGCCACTTAGTAAGGCATCCAGTACAGCTTGTTTTTGTGTTTTTTTCATAGTTATAAACTTTTTACAAATATAATAATAATTAATTTTAAACCAATTTATAATTTAAATAATTGTGAGTTAAAGTTTCCAACTGTTTTTTTAACCATAAAAATTTTTCAGTTAGTTCAAAGTTGATGTCTTCTTCAGCATCTGCTAACTTCTCACAAACTTCAATTAACTCTTTTTCTGTTTGGTTAATTCTCATTAACATATTAGTTTCAACTTTGCTTAGATTTTCCATGTACATTTTAGTTTCCATACTTTGCTGTTTTTTGTTTGTAAAATTCGTTGATTAGGTCCAGTAAATCATCATTACATTCGCCTGACTTAAATGCCTTGTGAATAGTTACAAGGCTAAATTTCTTTCCTTTTTTATCGGCAAACCTTTTTAACTTTGTTTGGTCTCCAAATGAGTAGTACTCATCTATTGTGTCTTTGATGTGTTTGGGTATTTTCATATTTGTTTTTAATTTAATTTAAATAATGCGCTATAAAGTAGCGCAAAGAAGTAAGTTACCTGCCATTTCGGACACGGTACTCGACACCATTAAACAGCGACTTCATTACACGCCTTGCAGTTTCAATGTCTTGAATATCTTTATCAGGGTCAATAGTTCCCATACTATCCTGAACGCATTGAAACATATAGTCAATTTCGCTGTTTAGTTCCTGCTCTATTTGCTCTAAAGTAAGAGAAACGGCAGGTAACAAGCGGTTAGCGTCATTGCCGTTTTCGTGTTTTGTTGAAGTTTTGTTTTCCATATCAAATTTTGTTATTAAGTTATAGTTTCGTGTTCCAAAGTCGGCAACGAACGCCAACCGCCAATACGTTATAGGCAATAAATTTTAAACGCCCGTTCAATAATTTGAGCCGCTTCGGTTGTATTCTTACCACGCCTAAACAATTCATTGAGCCACTTATTACATTGCCCATCGTATTCATCAATCCACTTTTCATTTTCATTGTAGAATGTATCAGTAATCTTGTTACCTAATACATCTTCACACCAACCATCAAACCCATCATCAGGTGGCGTGGTAAGGTATCTATCTAAACTAATTTTCCAGTCCATAATGTTTAAAATTTACAGCCTATAACAGCGTGTTTATGCAAGCGGGCGGACGGCTTG